TCTGGTTTCAAAGACCGAGCGCCAAGAGGCAAACGAATGATAGGTAAAGGCATCGCACAAACACAGAGATTTGTTCCTTTCGGTCGCTATGTCATTAACCAGCATCGCCTCAATAGTGATATTGTTGCAGTAAAAAGACCTTGTGGAAGTTGTTTAAAGACCTTCCCATCTTGTAGGGTGGGAGGAAGACTTGGTAAAGTTATACGCAAAATTGTGGGTGGAAGCATACCCCAATTTGAAGATTTCCAAGATTTAGATGATGATGAAAGATCCTATCTTCATAAATTAGCCAAATCGGCAAATATTTTAGACAGACTCTCTATTCCTGCACCAAACAAGGACGCACAGCAGAAAATGATAGACCAGTTCGAAGTGTTGAAAGGTGAGATAATGGCTGGTAATGACAACAAGGATTTAGTTAAAAAGTTTAAGATTATGATACTGAAACTATCCAATTCACAGATGCTTCCAAAAGCACAAGTGAGAGAATTATTGGTAGATCTCGCCTCTATGGGGTTTTAGGCAAATCGTTTTATTTTCTCACAGATGTATATATAGCAAATGAGTGGAGGATATTATCCAGTAGTCAGGAATCCAAATAAATTAAGACAACAGACCAAGAGCGGTGAACTACAAGTTCCCTTCTTTTTTGGAGCAAGTCAAGTTCCAGCGGCACTCGATCTCGCTCCACATTCATTTAGCGGAAGCGGTGCAAAAGCAGGATCGAAATCAATTACCCACAAAGGGGACTTAGATTATACTACCAAGAAAGGCGACAAAGTATATCATCAGGGAGGGCATATGGTAAAATTAAAAGGAAGACCATACCAACGTAGACCAAAGCATTAACCAATTAACATAAAATTAAATAGAATTTTATCTTAACAGAAGTATATAACGATGCGAACTATTGTATTTAATAGAGGCAACATAGTCCCTGACGGACAAAATAATCAACTGGTGTATAGTTTTCCCAATTCTGTAAGATTTAAAGATAGTTATATAGCCGTTTCGCAGGTGAATATGTATTATAGTTGGCTAAATATCAGCGCTGCGATTGGAAACAATCAGTTTAGTTATACCTTCTGGGATGGTAATCCCGGTGGTCCTCCAATTACTTTTCAAAGATATGATATGGTTGTGCCTGATGGTCTGTATGAGATTTCAGCACTCAATTCATTTCTTCAAGCACAAATGATTTTGAATGGAACGTATTTAATAGATGGAAACTTACAGAACGTTTATCCTCTTGAAATTCAAATAAATCCTACGGCATATGCGGTACAGATTAATACCTATTCATTCCCAAATCCTACGGAGGTATTAGGACTTCCAGCAGTTCCTTCGCCACCAGTAGCCATTCCTGCAACTATGACAGCCCCAGCAAATTGGGTTGGAGGCTTTACTGGGCTTGTTCCAAACGTTCCAACACAGCATTTTAACGCACAACTTATTCTCCCAGCAACGATGAGTTCTCTTATGGGCTTCGTTGCTGGTTTCACAACTAATCAATATCTTGACAGATTCGTATCGACTTCTCCATTACCTGTTCCATTTACTTTCGGTACAGTAGTAGTAGCACCTAATATCTCTCGAGGTGCTATTGATACTAATGCTGCGACATCAACAGGTGTAATTTCTTACCTGTCATCGACCGCACCTGATGTGAATCCTAATTCATCTGTATACTTGAATGTATCCAACATCGACAACGTCTATGCTTCGCCTACTGGTATTATCTATTCCGTCACTCCTAAGGTGAGTATAGGAGGACAAATAGCAGAACAACCTCCTCAGTTCGCTTGGAACAAACTCATAGAAGGTACTTACAACCAGTTGAGATTGACATTCTTAGGCATTAACCTGCAACCTGTGAGAATATTAGATCCAAATATGACGATTATAATGGTAATTAAAGATAGAAATGAACTTTGATTTTATTTTATTGGATATAAGTATAATGATTAGCGAGTTTAACGATCAATACCTCAATACCACCTACGATAAGTTTAGCCAAGAACAGAGTCAAGTAATGACTGCCTTGAAGAATGAAGCAGAAGAAGCAAAACTTTTTGAGAAACTTTACCAACAACAGGTTCATATCCTTCATCGAATTCTTATGGATTTGATAAAGTTGAGAAACTTGAAGAGCAAAATAGAAGAAAAGAAAAATAATATGTAGGAGTATACAAATGAGTAGCAAGGTATATTGCCCCACATCAGGACATTCAGGAAATTCAAGACATACCAGAGGAAGGATGACAGGCAAGGGAATAGGTACTATGCTTCTCGATGGAGGCATCGGTGGAGGCAGTTCCTACCAGAGCGTTAATGATTATATGCAGACGACTGGACGCAACCCAAATATCGCATCTATGGGATCGTCTTCTGGTCGAGGATTGGGAAGTAGTTCGATGAAGGATAAACTCGAAAATTTAGTTGTAAGCAACCAGAAAAGGAAGCCCAGCAACATAAAGTTTAAATTGTAATCCCACACATTTAGGCGATTAGATCAAATTATAATGTTATTTTAAAATATTTCATAATATTATAACTATGTCCTGTGATAAATTAGTTTTTGATCTGTCGCAAGAAGTTGAGGGATCGCCCTCTGTGTTCGTAAAGAAAGACTGGTTGAATATTCTTGACAACCAGAATGGTAACTATAACGCCAATCAGTCTGTGATTGATACGTCGCAGTTGTCTAACTCTAACAAGTATATGTCTTACCGAGAGGCTTACCTTTCTGTTCCGTTGCTTATGACTATGTCTACTGGTGCAGGACAAGCAGCAGCAGTTCAGGATCGGTTTCTTCCAGCAACCGCAATTAACTCAGCCGATTACGCTGTGGGACTTAAAAATTGGTATGGTTCACTTATTCATTCCCTGACATTAGATTTTAATGGTGTAACTACGATCCAACAGACCCCTTTCTGCAATATGTGGAACGCTTTCCGCTTGATGACCTCGTTGAGTTGGGGTGATGTTATGTCGCAGGGAGATACTATTGGTTTCTACCCAGATGACCCTAAGTGCTTCTCATTTACTGATCCTGCTGTAGGTGCAGTGACAACAGCCAGTCAGGATGGTGCTGGAACTTGCAATAACTCCAATCAGTCGGCATCTACCGCTGTCACTTCTGTGACTGGTATTTTCAACGAATACGAGAAAGGTCGAGGAAATACTGGTTTGCGGATGCGTCAGCAGGGCGTTAATTACGACCCTCAGGGACTTGTTGGCTCAACCCTCGCTGCTGGTGCTGTTGCTGACCCAGCAGCAATATATTCAACGCTAATGACGGCTGCGTCTTGTAATTTGCTCTGGAAATCATACGTTTTTACTAAGGTTAATGGTGCGATTGCTGGTGCTGGAACACAGGGAGTATACCAACAGACTATTGTTGCTACTATCTACTTGAAGCATCTTCATTCATTCTTTAGCAGTATTCCACTCCTTAAGGGAGCGTATATGAAAGCCACACTCAATCTCAATAACACAACCACTTCGTATGGTGTTATTACATCAACGGCAGGAGCAGCACCTTCTACTGGTTCTTATGCTGTGGGTGTTGGTTCTGGTCTCGTTGTCGCAAACGCTGTCGGCGGTGTTAATCCTGTAATGTTGGCTTCTTGTGCTGCTGGTAATGGAGCATCAGCGGCTTACCCTGATAGTGTTGCTGGACCAGTACAACAGCCGTTGGTAATGCGAGTGAATGTTTCAGTTGGTTCAACCTGTATTGATAATGCTCTTGCTTCAATTCCAGCGGTGGCTCAGTCCCCTCTTTCTCGAAGCATTTACCTCTATGTTCCGTCATACACTTTCAACCCTGTCTACGAACAGGCTTACCTTTCCAGCCCTGTCAAGCAGATTAAATACACCGATATTTACCAGTATCAAATCCTTAATACGGCTGCTGGTGGTGCTGGTCTTATTAATTCCCTTGTGACGAATGGTATTGCGAATATCAAATCTATTCTCATTCTTCCTTTCTTCTCAGCAGGAACGGCTGGTGCTACTGGTCTTCCAGCAGGTATGCCTGTCTATCAGTCGCCTTTTGACCCTGCTGGAACTGGTTGTACGTCCCCTCTTTCTCTATTGACGAACTTCAACGTTGTGGTGTCAGGACAGAACTCTATTTACAACACTCAGCGATTTGCGTTCGAGCAGTTCAACAACCAGTTGTATGGAACGAATGCTGTCAACGGAGGAATGACGGATGGATTAACTTCTGGTCTTGTTGATCGTCTTGGCTTCGATATGGAGTATGGCTATTACTATGTTGATCTCTCTCGAATGCTTCCTGTTGAGGAAAGCGTCCCTAAGTCTATCCAGATTATCGGCACTAACGCTTCAGCCAGAGCGATGGATTACATCGTCTTTGTGGAGTATGGTGTTGAGATAAGCATCGATGCCCTCACAGGTGTGAGAGTTTAGACAAATAAAATAAATACCAAAAAAGATTAATAATTAGATAAAGTATTTTTAATAAATTATACATTATCTACAAATTAAAATAATTAGCCTTTATATAAATGAGTGAAGGAAAGAAATTATACATTAAGGACCTGAGCGCCAAGCAGAAGTCAAGACTGCGTAACGGACACAAGGTGAGGCTCAAGGGTTCTATGAAGGGAGAAGGTATATGTATGATTGTAAATGCTGGTTCATACAACCTTGCGACCAGAGCCTTCGGTGCAAACAAAGGAGTTCAATTAAATCTCTCCCCTGACGAAATAATGGCGAATGTGAGGGCATCGCAGGAAGGCGATGAAGAGATTACAGGAGGCAACATTTTCAAATCAATTGGAAAAGTCGCCAAGAAGGTTGGAAACAAAGTTTGGAAGGAAACAAAACGCACAGGCAGAGATGTAGCCCATACTGCTATTGATATTGCTGAAGAGGCTGCTCCTGTTGCTCTTGGCGCTCTTGGTGCTGCTGGGGCAACGTACTTAGGCGCACCACAATATGCACCTCAGGCTGCTACAGCAGGAGCGTTTGTCGGTAATATGTTTGCCGATGATGTTGCTGACTGGGCGCACAGGGGTGTTGGTAAGGACCGACGAGGAAAACAACCTGTCAACAGAGCCAGAGGTCATACACAAGAGAGATCTGGTAATACTTTAACAAACCAGATTGCTCTCAATAATGCTCTACAAGATGTGAATAGACAGCAAGGAAGCAATACGAACTACGGATATATGGGTAATGCTGGTCTTGGTGGTCTTGCATCCAGAATGGAACGCAAGGACAACGTTGATACTATGGTGAGAGATTTATACTCAAAGAACTCAAGAGATTTACCTGAAGGTACTTGGGGCAACATCGAATACGCTGGACGAGGACTTTACGCTGGTAATGGATTGAATCTCGGTAATGGTTTGTATGCTGGTAGGGGATTATATGCCGGTGGGGAAGGTCTTTACCTTTCTCCCCCCAGTAGAGGAGGGCAGATAGGACCTGCTTCTGCTCCAGTATTGCCTCCTGCGCTTCAGTCGCAACCGTTCTCGCAGAATTTCCAGTTTCAACACACACTACCCCCTGCTTACCAATCTCTTGGTGACAGGGCAGGTAATGGTCTATATGCTGGTGGAGAAGGTCTTTACGCTGGTGGAGGTATGTATGCTGGAGGCGGATTGATGGAACAACAAGTGGCGAGAGTAGCAAATCGTCTTGCTGGTAATGAAAAACGATTGGCTGGTAATCAGGGTAAGGTTGAACGACGAGGACGAAGGAAAGCAGGTAAGTAAATTAATGTTTTATTTAGAGATTATTATCTATATAAAATACAGAGATGTCATTAACCGATTCACAACTGAGAATTTTAGCGAAAAAAATGAAATTTCCTCTTGCAGGTGTTTTGTTTAAGGACGAACTACCAGATAAACTCGAATACAATAAGGGGTACATAATCAACCTTGATGATGAGTTTGATGAGGAAGGTAAACGTAATGACGGCAGTCACTGGACCTGCTTACAGATTAATGAATATCCAAATGGTGTCAAGGAGGGAATTTATTTTGACCCATACGGACAACCGCCCCCACAAGATGTAGAGAAGGCAGCAGAGAAGGCTTTGGGAGGCAAGAAAGTCCCTTACAACGACAAGGATATTCAGTCACTTATGAATAATGCCTGTGGCTACTTTGTTTCTGCCTTCCTGTATTTCATTAATACATTTTATGGTAGGTCAAAAGACCTATACACAGATGTATCAGGTTTTCTTGACTGCTTTGATGATTTGAATAAATCAATTGATTGGAAAAAGAACGAGTATATTCTCAAGCACTTTTTTAGATCAGAGAAAGAGGAGATGCGGTTGCCTGTAGATGTTGAAGATATTACCGCTGACGACACCCCTGGGGGTAAGGATTTAACAAAAATTTCTGTAGGTGTGAATATGATGAAGAAGAATGATTAAGATGATATTATTATATTTTAATGTTTAACATTAATATATGACTAAAATTTGGGATTACGTTTCGAAAGATGGCGATACTCTCTCTATCCAAGTTGAGAAAGACCCTGATATAGTAATGACAAATCCAACTATGGCTATTGAATTGCTGAAAAGAATACCCTTCGAGGATGATGATATAGTATTAGAACCAGCACTTGGTAGTGGTTCTTTCTATAATAATTTCCCAATCAACACTACAAACATCTGGTGTGAAATAAATAAAGGTGTAGATTTCCTTGAATGGTGTGAGGAGGACAAGGTAGAATACGTAATTTCGAATCCACCTTTCGTACCTCGTAAACTATTCTGGTCTTTTCATTTGAAGGCTATGGAGATTGCGACTAAAGGAATATATTGGCTAATTAATCTCTCCTCTTTGAATGTTTTTACTACCAAGAGATTGGGAGAAATGAGTAAAGAAGGTTGGTATATCCAGTCTTTACACATAGTGAATGATAAACGCTGGTTTGGTCGCTATGCTTTCATACATATCAGTAGAGGCAAGAACAACTTCATTACATATGACAGGACTACATATTGAAGGAGGGGTAGGAAAGTAGCAAAGTTGTGCGCTGGT